GACAGGTTTAGAAAGTTGAATATATTCGTCCACGCTGAAGCAAGCACATTTCCTTTCCAAACTATGCGATCCGGATTATTTTTATATAACAGGTTTGTAGAATGGATTAACATGATGAAAGATGAAGGTAATCAAAACGCGCTTGAAGCCGCCAAGGAGACTTGTGTAATTAATCCTGATGGTGGTAATTGGGTATGTTTCGATGGTATGGTCGATACTATTAATGATCAATTGTTGAAATTCGAACAAGGACTTGTTTGGGATGCTACTTTGGGTGAAGGAAGGGAAGCGCCTGAAGCTGGTATGCAAGTAGGTCGGTTTAGTGATTCAAATGTACTACAAAATATTCTTCGAAACATAGGGCCATTCGAGGTAAAATTTTTGGATATTTTTGACTATTATCCTGAAGGGTATAAAAACACGTCTTTCAAGACAGATCTAAAAGAACGAGTTAAAGATAATGGTATTTTAGAAGTAGCGATAGGACGTAATGCAGTAGATTATAGAGTAAACAAAGCCTTTGATAATATTTCTGAGGACCAATTGGAATTCTTATGGGATATATTGGAAGAATTCCATTTCGAAACTACAATTGAAAATGAAATATCCAAACAAGAATTGACTGAACGTATCGGTGAGGAATTCACGACGATGTTACCTCATAGGTGTGAGCCTGGAGATAATGAAAAATGTCAACGAATCAATGAAAAGGCGTATTGCAATGATCGAGGGTTGTGTGAAATGAAATCTAAACGTATGACTGTATTACCCGGGGATTATGAGAATTACCATAAAATAGAAGATGTGATTGGGTATAATAAATTATATAAAGTGGGTAAAGAACAGTTTATGAAAGCAGTTAAAGAGTGCGATTTGAAAACTGTGAAAGCTTTTGTAGAATTGGGTGTTGTTGATCTGTCAGAAATTGGAGAAGAGGCTATGAAAACAGCACTAAAAATTTGGAGTGATAGTACACATTTACATCATGTTTGTAAATTCATGATTAATTATTTGCATCGTCGCGGTGTAGATCCATATATCGCACTAAGATTTTATGTATTGACTAATGATGCTGTAAATATATTCGGAATGTTTCATAGTAAACTAATTAACCCGGCTAGCGAAAAAACAATCGATATATTAGATGAAGGTATAAAACAAGATAGTTTAGCCGCTGTCGATGCACTACTCAAATATGATGTAGTTGTACCACTTTCTTTACTATATCCTGGGAGAGAAAAAAATCAGACTATTAAATTTGTTGGCGATCAAGTGCTTAATAGAGCTAAAGGAGATATTGATACAATAAAATTAGTTATCAAATCAGGATATTTCAATGATCCCAAAAATAAACTAATTAAAAAAATAAAATCTGGTAAAGTTACAAAACATGATATAACTATCGCAGCCGAATCTGGAGTTGATTTAAATGAGATAGTTTACAAATTTTTAAATGATATTAATATTGATATCCTTAGTTTATTATTAAAACACGGAGTAGACGTTAATAATATTCCAATTCATAAATCCCATATTAATTTTCCTTACGAAGTTAAACGGTTAATAGATAATGGATATGATCTTACTACTCATGGTCCAAAAGATCTACATTATGCAGTGGTTAATAGTTTGGATGATCTTGCAAGTTATCTAGTATACAAAGGCGTTAAAGCTGATAATGAAACATTGGAACTTATAGATGATCATGAATATTGTGAAATAAGAGCGTTAGGGCCATTTATAAGACATGGACGTGAGGCTTATGATGAATATGTAAATACTAAATGTGATCCTGATACAAGTTTTAATACTGATTTTTGGTGGGATGGTGGATTTGAAGCAGTAGATGAAGATGACTATCAGAATAATTTTGAAATTGAAGAAGATGAAGATGCAGAATATGAGGTAGCACGAAGATTAGATTTTGACGATGATGATGATTTTATAGCAGGTGATTATGCTAAAGATGACGATGATGACCCCTTTGATGTTTGATGTACTCTGTAAGGATAAAGTAATTATATTGTAATAATTACTTGAGGTTATACGTATACTATTAGTAGTAACAAATATAGTAATATATAAACGCAACAAAGTAAAGTATGGTAGCAGACAAAACTTTCCCGACTTTGTATAACAAGGCCAAGTGTGGCAAGATCCAAGTTTGGAAGATTTGGGTAGAAGATCGCGAGGATGGTATAGGAGTTATTCATACCGAACGCGGGTATCAAGATGGCAAAATGACCAAAGGTACAAAGGAAATCACAAAGGGTAAGAATATAGGTAAAGCTAATGCCACTACACCATTCCAACAAGCGGTAGCAGAGGCACAATCAACGCACACTAAAAAGATGAAAAAGGATCAGTATGTGGAAGATCCTGGAGTGTTGGAAAACAGGGTAGTAAAAAAGCCTATGCTGGCCCAGACTTTTGGCTTTGAGGGCAAAAACGCCAACCGTAAAAAAGGTATCGTTTTTCCTTGTGAAGCCCAACCAAAGATAGACGGGATCCGGTGTATGACCGATGTGAATGAAATGCAATCCCGGAATAATACCCAATATACCAATTATAAAAAGATCCACGAAGAATGTAAGGATCTAATTGTGTTGTTGGCTACTGAAGGTTCATCTATTGAAAAAATCATTATAGATGGCGAGCTATTTACCAGCGAAATCCCGTTTGAAGAGCTCAACGGTGTGATTAACAAAAAGACCCCTATCCCCAAGATGGATCTGGTAGAATATCACATTTTTGATTATGTTGACCTAAGTCAGCCGAATCTGACGTTCAAAGAACGTTCGGAAAAGTTACAGGTCATTTTCGTGGGATATCCTACCAAGTTTTCCAAGCTCCGACTAGTCGAAACCGTCGAATGCAAAACCCCTGAAACGGCCAAGGCTTTGCATGCCGCATATACCCGACAAGGTTATGAAGGACTCATCCTCCGGAATTCCAAGAGCGTATATCAAATGGATAAGCGATCATACGATTTGCAAAAGTACAAGGAATTTTCTGACGAAGAATTCAAGATCGTTAGTTTCGAGGAAGGTACTGGACAGGATAAAGGTACAGTCGTTTGGATTTGCGAAACCGATGGCGGCACCGAATTCAGTGTGCGTCCAAAGGGCGATTATGAATTCCGGGCAAATCAGCTTAAAGAAGCTCCTAAAATTATTGCGAGCGGTGCCAAATTAACTGTGACTTTCCAAGGAACTTTTCCCAATGGTGTCCCCCGATTCGGTGTCGGCAAGTCCTTACGTTATGACGCCTGACCGCTTTTGAAAAGCGGACCAAAACCTATTTTATAAGTGTTTATTCGTATATTAGTATATAATTGTGTATATACTCATATAGCTTGATATTTTGATCTATTTTTATATATGTGTTTTGGTCGGCTTTTTCAAAAACCATAGGTAAAGAATGAAGTGATTTTGGATTGCCGAGCGTCCTTGGTCAAGTGCTGATTTTCATAATATTTGTTTATGATACTTTGAACTTTTTTGAAATCCAGATAATGTTCCTTGATCAAGAACTTGGTCAAATCTTTTTTGCGTTGTTCATCAAGAACGTACGAGTTTTTAAGATCAATGACATCTTTACCAAAAGATTCGTCATATGGTTCTAGGAAAATTTGGCGGGATCGTGTATAAGCCTCGACATCATAATCCACATGACTTATCTTGGATATAACATTTTCGAGAGTGCGGTGTTCTTTGATATAACTATAAGCCCTTTCGGGGGTGAGTTTTTCAAATGTCCGCATATCACCCTTATATTTACGAGTGACTTTTGGCCGAGAGAAATCGCAACCAATTAGGATACACATATCCACAAATTCCTTGTGGCTGAGTTTGAGTTCTTTCAATATAGGTTTGAGGCTGATTTTGAGGATAGGTTTTTTGTCGTCCTTGTAGTCTTTCAGGACATACGTAGTACCGAATGGTAAAGTATCCGAATCATCCGCTATAACACCGTCAACTATTCCTTGGGATGCCATAATAGAACAAGTCTTTTCGGCTTCCCCATACGACGTGAAATAGGGGATGTTGAAATTGCGGAGCATTACTTTGAAATCTTTTACGTGATGCTTGCTGACATCTACGAATTTTTTCTTGGCCGCATATAAATCTTGGATAGTTACGTCGTCCGACGCGGCTTCGGAGTCTCCAGAGTCTTCACTAGCCAAAAGTCCTTCTATCTTTTTAATTTCCTCCATAGCCTTTTCTTTACGAGCTCTGCGCTCGTCTAGAACTGTACCTTTTTCATCACATGCCTTGCCGTCGAATACGAATACAGGCTTGATGTTATACTTGGAAAATGCCTGAATCTTGTTTAATAGAAATTTTAGATGCCCATTGTGGACTGTTTTAGTGGTTTCTGTGTCTGTACCGTCTTCGACGGTGACTACCACAGGTTTACATAAATTATAATCAAACCACACCGCCTGATACAGAAAATGACTTGCATCAACTGCTAAAACGGTACCTTTGAGTTGCTGCAATTTTATCTTTTCAAAGGCTTGTGGTACGCGCTTTTTAAGAAAGGGATAAAGACCGTTAATACCCATACGAGCGTAGCGAGTAACGTAGCGAGTGTGAGTACGTGAAGTGAGTAACGTAGAAATTACGTAATGTATATGTAATTACTATCTAAATCTAAAAGTAAATATTACCTGATTTATACCATCATTTCATCTCTACGAAGAGACCATTCTCTTTGGGAAGGAGTAGGACTGAATTGGATCAATGGAGATCGGCTACGGGCTGGAGCACCTAATCTAAGGGGAGATCTAACAGGAGATGCCGATGGAGGAAATTCAATACGAGGTTGACGAGCTGGAGAAGCACGACCTACGTAGGGAACCATGGCACCGGCCATTACAGGGGAACGTTTGGCGGCTTTCTTCGAAGTCTTACGAGTCTTCTTCGAAGACTTACGAGTCTTCGAAGCCTTACGGGCTTTGACCCAACGGTACTGAGCCTTACCGTTTACGACATAACGCTTGGAACGGTACATTTCACCGTCATTACCCTTGCGGTTCTTACCCTTGCAATCACTGGCCTTGATGGCGGGAGCCTTGCGGGTGGTGTAACGACTGGTTTTACGTTTGGAACAACCACGGACGGGTGCGCATCCAGCACGAACGCGGGAGCGCTTGCGGCCCTTGGCATCAGTGTAACGCTCACGGGGATAACCCTTGGTGGTACAGTGATACTTGGTCTTTCTCTTAGGAGTGCGCTTGGAAGTCTTACGCTTAGGAGCAGAGCGCTTACGAGTAGTAGAGCGGCGACGGTAGGTAGACTTACGCTTAGGAGTTCTAGAGGGGCGGCGCTTAGAGGAGACCTTACGCTTACGCGTGGAGGAGACCTTACGGGAGTGTCTCTTTACTGTAGAGCACTTGTGGCGTTTGTAGCCGGAGCGACTTCGGCAACGGCGATGACGTTTAACACTAGTTTTACGGACCATACGATACGAGAAAAGTGAGTAGTTTTATATAATTCGTATATATTTTAATTTTGTGAAATTTTAAGGTATTTAAAAAGAGATTTAAACGTGTAAATCGATCATCACGGTAAGATGGCTGTAAGTTTAACAAAACGCCAAATAAGGGATTTGTGCAAATACCTACCCAGTTACCGATTGAAATTTTTACGAGAAAATGCCAAGCATCTCAAAAAAGTAATTTCGAAGAATTTCATTAATACATATCACTCTAGATTGGGCCCAATTATCACAAAACGAGGGTATAAAATCAAAAAAGCCCGGTTGAATTCCAGACAAAAATCCAAAATCCGCAAAGATCTCAAAGTATCACCATATGTTAACCCGAATTTTTCTTATGGACCGGTAGAATCAATCAATATATATACCGAGGACGAAGACTTTTTATATCTACCCAAATATTACGGTCTAGACAATTTCGAAGAACCGGATCTATATGATGAACAACAAGGCGAGGACATCTCTCTTGAATTCAAGGGAACCCTCCGGAATAAAGGCGATGTACAACAAACCATGTTTACCGATAGAATAATAAACGATTTAAACAATAAAGGGTCAGGGTATTTATCGGTATTTTGTGGAGGTGGTAAGACCTGTTCCGCGATATTTGTTATTTGCAAAATGGGCAAAAAGGCCCTGATTCTAGTCCACAAATCCTTTCTGATGGACCAATGGACAGAATCCTTCCACAAATTCGCGCCAGATGCGAAAATCGGCCGGATACAAGGCAATATTATGGATGTCGAGGGTAAAGACGTGGTTTTAGGTATGTTACAATCGGTATCTATGCGTGATTACCCCAGTGAAATATTCTCATCGTTCGGAATGGTTGTGATTGACGAAGCCCATCGTATTAATGCCATGAAATATTCCCAGGCCTTGCCCAAGGTAGCCTGCAAGTATATGCTGGCATTATCGGCAACTCCCGAAAGAGCAGATGGTCTAGATGTTATTAATACGGCCTTTATCGGTCCAGTAACTTTGTCAGTGAAACGCAAAAATACCAACGGCTTGCAAGTCGAATGTTACTATCCCGAAGTCGGGGACAAACAGGAACATACTCTATTTAATGGCAAAATCAATTACGCCAAGATGGTCACCGATATTTGCCAAGATGATAACCGGAATCAAATGATTGTTGACCAGATTTTGCAAGATACTTTGGACGGACGGACTATTTTGATTTTATCTGCTCGTCGGGGGCACTTGAACGAATTGGAATGGCGGACTAGAGAGGCTATCCGTGATGATCCAGTATATTCCAGTATAACCACTGGGTTTTATGTTGGTGGTATGAAACAATCCGCCCTGGATTTGAGCTGTACCAAACAAGTTATTTTTAGCACCATCAAAATGGCCCGTGAAGGCCTAGATATCCCTTCATTAAATACTCTGTATTTCGTCACACCTGAAAGTGATATTGAACAATGCGTCGGACGTATCCAACGACGGGCCACATATAGCGAGGAAGATCACCTGCCGATCGTCAGGGATTTCATTGATTCTTATTCATCTTTTGTAAATCAGGCCAGAAAACGCCATCGTTATTACCGGAAATGTGGTTTCGAAATCAATGGATCCAAAGAACCTGCTCCCAAAAAACGTGGGCGTCCCAAGGTTGTGATCGATGATGCCGGAGACGACGCATCGTTGGATGACCCTAAAAAAGGTAACCGGTGTATTGAAGAATTTTTAACCAGTACTATGGTTTGCGCCGATAATTCCGATGATGAAATTCAGATTATCTAGTAAAAATGTTTATATAAATATATATACACTCCATATATACTCACTCCTCCGCTAACTCACACTCACTCACTTCGTTCGCCAACTCCTTACAGTCGTATGCCCCGTAAATCGAAGAATAATTATACCATCGAAGACATTGATAATGTCGAAAAACCAGAAGATCGTGAAACGGTCAAAAATTATATTGAGGAATTAGACCAATATCAAAAGAAATTAAAAGAATCAACCGCAAAGCTAAAAGACTCGAATGATTATCTAAAGATGTTGCGCAAAAAGATCAAGGAACTCAAAAACAGTATTTCCAGGTTTATGGTACATGAAAAGGTCGAAAAGGTTGAATTACCTAGTCTAGGCGGTGGTGCTGTAGTTATTAAACCTAGTTATACCACCCCCAAAATGGATGACGAATATATCTTGATGCGATTATATGAATATTTCAATGATCAAGAAAAAGCCGAAGACCTTTTCAAGTTTTTAATTGAAGAACGTCCCGTAAACCAGACCAATAATATCGTGTTGATGGATAAGGAAGAGGTCGATAAAAAGAATGAACGTGAGAGAAAACGTCTGGAAACTGCCGAAAAGAAACGCCAGGCTCAATTAAAGAAACTCGCAAAAGAACAAGAAAAAGATCGGATTGCTTCATTAACTGTTGACAATTTGAAAACTTTGAATGGTAAATAAATTAACTGTATAAATTAATTCTAAATCCTGTAACATATCTTGATGACAAAACTGGTGTACTTTCGGGATCTAAATATTTACAAAAACTTTTTACAATTTTTAGAATTTCTTCTAAGCGATGACTTGAGAATTCAAATATTATAGTATAACTATCATTTTTAACAATCTTAGATATGCCACCAATTTCAACAAAATACATATCACATACAAAATCTCCAGGATTTTTAACACGAGCTTTGAAATTACTTTTCAAATATTCGTAGATATTGTTGTATCTACCACCCATACTTATTATTTTTAATATGTCTTACTATTAGTATATTTTACTTGAAATATACTATTATAATTCAACTGCGTCACCCAACCGTTTTAATAGTTCAAACCGTTCAGTTTCGCATATCTGAGGATTGATGACGTATTGTGGGTTGGTGATTTCGCAAGCCTTTTTGGAATATTGTAGGGCTAGTTTAAGGATGGTTTGATGTTTATCCTTTTCTATCAGTCCATTTGACACACTTTGTTCATATTTGGAAGCCATCAAGTGATATCCCTCAATAAGTGTAGGGTATTCTTTGATAGTTCGTTGTAGTAATGATCTACCACTTTGTGAATCTTTATCCTTGGGTAAGAATTCGCACATCTCTCCTAATACGCACATTACCCAGTATTTCTGTAATGGCCGGGCATCAGGTTCCAGATCAAATTTGTCCAAAAAGTGTTTCAAGTAATCACCTTTTACTTCAGGGTCTTGGAATGGCGGATCCTTGGCCATTTGAATCATAAAATGTTCATCTATATTAAATTCCCATCGTTTATTTGGCGGAAGTATCGTCAAAGGTCGTTCCACCTTTCGCAAATATTCTAGATAGTGTGGATGTAAATGTACTGGACCTTGAGTAAATGTGCAATACGAGCCCCAGTATCCTATGTCATTTTCCACGATATTTACATCGCAACATGCCAACATTTTCAATGCCGAATAATGATGCGCGTCAATATATTGCAATTTAAACATCGATTTCGGATCTTGGCGATATGGCTTGAGCTGTTCTATTACAAAATTCTTGATTCTTTGGGTCCATTTAGACTTTTCATCCGAATAATCTTTATCATCGTATTTATCCATTAACACGTACAACGTCTTATTCTTGATCTTGGTGTCAAATATCTGTTTGAAAGTCTTGGTATACCAGTCTTGGTATTTTTCAATAAATGCATCTGACTTACTAGGGTCGTTAAACATTTCCGAATTTATATACCATCCAATGAATAAGGTGTCTGTACGTCTAGTTAGTAATTTGTTGAATAAAGTATAACCCTCTTCCGGGCAATGCTTGAAAATAATATCCACCTCGATATCCATGGGCCGGCCGTTGAAAGCTAGGGTTTGTGCATCCCATTTTGTGGAAACATGTCCACCAGCCAATTTAAACATCTCTTCGGAAATATTTTCAGTGATTGGTAGGATTTTTCTTTCAGGAACGGCAGGGGTGGTACCACTATTCGTGGAATTGTCTTTAATAAAATCATCATGAGTGTGCTTGATCTTTAATCCACATGCATTACCATTTCCGATGGTTTGTCCTGATTTCATCTTGTCATATGGGAAGAATGGACACGGATTATAATACTGCCGTTGGTTTTCAGCTTTCCATGCATATTTGTTGGTAGTGTCAGTCATTACCATCGCATCTTCTGGAAGACCTTCTTTACGGCATCTATCCAGATGGTATATTTTGTATTTCAGGCCCATATTTAGCACATCATAACCGACTTTGCGCCATAATCCAGCGGTTAGATTGTCACATCCTGGGCAATTTCCTACAGGATATTCGAACATTTGCGGATGTATTTTGACTGGTGCCTTGAATATCCAAGCGTCTTGACTCCACCCACTCATAAATAGATCAGTGGTCCACACCTTTCCTTCGAAATTGGTTTCATGCCTGGATAGACACATAACCCGGCGATTCCCGTCTAGATCCGTTTCTAATCCTTCAATCCACACTTTGTCATGATCCAAGTAAATATCCGCATTAATTAACGCGACTATACAGTCCTTTAAATTGACATTTGCAAATTCGAATGCCTCGCCATATGTTAATCGGCCTTTACACACACCTTTTACATCTGTGAATTTCGGATGATTTGTAAAACGTTCCGGTGTAATCATTCCCGGTTCTACCAGATTATACACATGATCTATCGCCGGGTTTTCCAGATTGTTTTTCAGACATTCATCTATTTCACGTTGCCTTTCTTCATTCTGATCGTTATAATATTGTACTATAACAGTTACTTTCATAATTAGTATACGTAGAGAGCGATACCTAAAGTATATTTATTCGAATAAGTATATTTCGGCTTTTAAAAAAGCCGGCCAAAACGATTCTTAATGAAATCCGAAAAACACTTAGTAATATTTTATTCAAAATCGCTCCCACACTAAAAGTGTGTGCACGAAAAAAACGCAAAAAAGTGTAATAAATTCGTGCACGATTTTGTTCCATTTTTGAAATCACTCTTTTGGATTTTGAAAATCTCTTAGTGTCAAAATAAAAATGGAACAAAATCGTGCACGAATTTGTGTCACTTTTTTGCGTTTTTTTCGTGCACGATTTTAAGCGATTTGTGCACAAAATGTCACTAAGTGTTTTTCCGAGTTTTCTTTATTGGTCTACTTTTTATAATCGTCGGAAACCAAATTTATCCAGCATTTTACATGCCTTTAATTTTTCTTGGTTATATACCATTACACTAGTAACTCCTACTATTAATCCGATAAATGTGATTGAATACGCAACAAGACTAGTGATCATCTGCATGGATTGTAATTTGATGACATCTGGATTTTGTTTTTTAGCCTCATGATTGAATACTAGAGCTAACACAATAGTACTAGCAACAAGAGTTATGCATAATCCGGATATAATTAATATTTGATAATTCTTCATACTAGCAGAGCGAGTGTGGAGCGAGTGTGGAGCGAGTGCGAAGTGAGTGCGAAGTGAACGACTGTAAAGAGTTAGAGAGTGCGGAGAGAGTATTTATAATTAGTATAAATACTTTATTTGCGCATTAATTTGACACCCAGAGCTCGGTTGAGCTTGTTTAGGATGTTTGCATCGGGAATTGCCGAACCATTTTCGTAAGAAGCGATAACGGCTTCTTTGATATTCAGCTTTTGTGCAAGTTGTTTACGTGTGAGATTTTTGGCACTTCGGGCCTTTTGAATCTGAGTCCGCAAATCAAATGAAACAGTTTTTGCAGGTGCCGCATCAGGATCATCCAACTTTTTTGAAGTAGTACTTCTAGAACTAGATGGTGGTGGTGCCTTAGGAGTCTTGTGGAAAACCACTGGTTTACCGTCGTAAAATCTGTCCTTGTAATCCATAATTGTATTTATTATTAGGGTGTACTAGTAGTATACTAGTAGTATATTAGTACTAGGACAAAAGTACTTTTTACTTGGTTTCTCCATTCATCATTTCTATAACACTTTTTTTTGTTGAGAGTCTTTGTTTGTGCTTTTTCTTTTCCTTTTCCTTTTCTATACGTCTTTGTAGTCTAGGTGCTGTCGATATAGATGATGTATGGTGGCCGCGTTTCATCATATAATTCATCTTTTTATGATATAAAGTTTCACTCTTGGTTAATTTTTCATCAGTCCACAATGCAGTGTCGTTTGAATCATTAATTATCAAACCATCTAGATATATTTCCATTAACAACTTTAGACGATGTTCCAAATTAGCTTGACTATTAATTGTAAAATCTGTGATATTTATATTTTTTAACGTCTTTTTATCAATCGAATATTTGATTTGTTTGGTTTTAGAATCTATTAAATAATATACATCATGCTTGATATTCCACTTTAGGTCTTTGGAGTGCATACGAGCGAAGAGAGTTAGCGAGCGAAGCGAGTTAGCGAAGCGAGTTAGCGATACGAACGTAGTGAGTGCGAGTACGTAGTGAGTACGTAGTGAGTACGTAGTGAGTGAGAGTACAAACGTAGTGAGTATATAATAATATACTGGATATTATTACTCTAGTTATACCGAATTTCGGCGATGGGTAGACTCTAATGAGTATGGATGGTCGATGTTATTCAACGCAAGAGTATTATTCACATATTCATCAGAACATTCATATCCGATTTTGAACAAATCCTTGATAAATTCCGGTGTTATGTCGAATTTCATCATGGGGACATCCCCAACATAATGCACAATCGCAGCTTTCCTATTTTCAAAATACAACGTGGTATTTCCGTTTAAATTGTTAAAATCTATGTTGTTGGCCAATTTTGAAATCTGATTCTTATAACAATAATAAAGAGAATGTAGATAACTACCTAGAGAATTCACTATATCTGGGGTGTTACTTTTAATGATAAACCCCAAAGTGTTGCTGTCGTGATAATGAAACGGAAATGGTTCCAAAACAGCTCCATCTATATATACATCACCTTGATATTTTACACTAGAGATCAAGAATGGAATTGAGATCGATATTCGGACTGCCGTATATATACTCATGTCTGGGTGGGTATCTACATTGAAATTATCTACGCGATTCTTGGATAAATTACTACCAGTGAGTGTCAGTTTTACCCCGTTATCAAGCCTGTCATATACCTGTTTAAATGTAATATCGCCATATCCTAATCTAGCATGGATCAATCCTTTTAACCATTTCTCGAATTTAGTGCTTTTTAACAGGCCATAATCGTCTAAAAATGTGCTGAAATCTATTTCTTTGAGATCATCCACATCTAAATCAATGAATATCTTTAAGATTTCTGCCGGTTTATACCCTATATAATACAAAGTCCCGATTAAAGCCCCCATAGAAGATCCAGTGATTTCGGTTAGGTTAATTAATAAATCATATTCATCTAGATGATGTAGTGAACCTATAAATGATAGGCCTTTAAGGCCACCTCCTGATAATACTAGCTTGTGTATGGGCATACGAACAAAGTGAGTGACGAAGTGAGTGACAAAGTGAGTGACGAAGTGAGTAAATAACCTTAAATATAGTGCTAGTATAACACTACGATTATACTACATATGAGCGATATTATTTTAAATAGTATTCCGTATTTTGCGGATTTGGGATTTAAAGTGTTCTTGAATTTTGTAGGATATTATGCGTTTCACATCGCATTTAGTGTATATTTTGATGAAGATTATACCAAACTAGCCTTTAAACAAAAGGCGTATATTTTGAAAAATGTGACCAAATCAGTATTTTTAATGTATTTGGTGTATATTGCGTTTAATCCAATTATTTACGCCCTAAGGGATGATATTTGGGATAATACATCGATCACTTATATGGGGAATATTTATGTATCGACCGATCTATCTGGCCTGTTATTTGTCCCTGAACTACCTATAACTACCAAACTGCATCATTTGTGTGTATTGGCATTAGGTGTTGGTAATATTTTCCTGGACTATTCCACTCAAAACATGCAGCGTTATGCGTGTATATATGCGTATTTTAGTGTGATCCCGTATTGCGTTAACACTTATTTGGGTATGCGGGTTTTATTGGTTAAAAAACCCATTTTGAAATACATTTGCAAAATGTCCCTGTATATTTATTCTGGATGTTTTTTAATGAACGTACTCTTTCAACACAACATTGCATATCATTTGTTCATAGAAAACACTGTAGATACACTCTATATCGCAATATATTTATGCATATTCTACTTGATCATGATCGACGATATCAAACTGATCAAGTACTTTTACTATAAGAATTATCTACAAACCAGGTAAAAATACTTGAAGGTTTATATAGTGATAGAGTATTAAAGGAAGCTAGTATACCGACATACTCATATAATATGACCAACAAGTTTCTAACAGCATTAACCAATACTCTTGACAACAACCCAGACACCACCACCGAGAATGGTGCACCGTCCTTTTCCACCACCAAGGATCCCAGAGTAGACTTTTTCAGCAAGGTTTGCAGGGGAACTTCCAAGAAGGAAGTACAGAAGATGATGGAAAAGAGTTTGCGCGCAAATCCACAGGATGCGCTTAGACTGATGTATCAGTTACGCGATTGCCGAGGTGGAAAGGGAGAACGTGAGGTATTCTATCACGCGTTTCAGTGGCTGGCCAATACCAATCCGAATACCGCAATCAAGATGATTGAATTCGGACACACCCAATACTATGGCTATTGGAAGGATCTCCTAAGCCTCTACCCACTGGTACCAGGAAATATCCGCACCGTTATCGTAAATACGTTTTGCACACAGCTGCAGCAGGACTCCAGAACTCTGGATCGATTGTCTTATGAGGATGTAAACGGTAGCGTCAGCCTAGCGGCCAAGTGGGCGCCCTCGGAGTCCAGTACGTATCAACGCAAGCACAAGTTGGCCAGACGATTCGCCGAAAAGCTATTCCCGGATGCGCGAAAGATCCAACATGCGTTGCAAAACTACCGCAAGATGATCACCAAGTTGCGCGCATTTACTGGAGTGGTCGAGGTAGTGATGTGCCAAAAGATGTGGGATACCATCGACTATAGCAAGGTTCCTAGTGTAGCGATGAAGAACTATCGCAAGGCATTCCGCAAGCACGACGAGACGCGACTCGAAGAGTTTTTGACCAAGGTGGCCAAGGGTGAGGCCAAGATCAATGCCAAGCAGCTCTTCTATCACGACCTAGTTCGTGAATATCTTACCCGACACTTGCCACTGGATAAGGTTATCGAGCTACAACGCGATGAGTTACTCAAGCCATATCTAAATGGTGAAAACTCATCGTTAGATGGGGCTTTGGCCATTTGTGACGTATCTGGGAGTATGGAGGGTACTCCGATGGAAGTGTCAATTGCGCTAGGTGATCTAATTTCTCAATGTTCCAAGGGACCATTCAAGAATACCGTGATCACTTTTAGCGGCAATCCTAGACTACATCGTCTACCGGAAGGGTCTTTACACGATCGTGTAGCTTCTCTCTCGCGAGCTGATTGGGGTAATAACACTGATCTGGAAAAGACCATGTTGCTGATCTTACAAACTGCTGTAGATAATAAGATGTCGCAGGCCGATTTCCCCAAGCGGTTATACATTATCTCTGATATGCAGTTTGATCAGGCCACCGAGTCTAGATGGGGTTCTCAAGTACCTAGGTATGAAACTGTATTCCAGTCACTCAAGAGACAGTTCCAAAAGCACGGATACAGACTTCCCGAAATCGTTTTCTGGAATGTCCGGGGAGATACTAGCGATTTTCCCGTTATCAACAGCGAAACCAATGTGGCGATGATATCTGGATTTTCGCCTTCATTGTTGACCACCGTCCTCAACGGTGACCTGCCCAATCCCTATGAAATCATGCGTAGAGCAATTGATTCCGATAGGTATGCTCGGGTTGTGGTGTAACGCGTAAACCAAGAGTAATTAAATAAAAATTTAATTATTCAAGTAACTCTTCATCGACAGGTTGACGTACTTTAATTTTCCACACCATATCCAAATTGTTAATATCCACCGTATTTTCTGTGGGTTTATCATCCAATACCGATTTGATAATCACATAATTGGTTTTGTCCGATCGGAGTTTTAATGTATTTGGAACGTCGTGGTCTTCGAAATATTTATTTAGGCTATTTTCATTTATTTTAAGCTGGGATACACGATTATACACATCATATGAAATATTCCTAATATAAGCCAATACATTCGGCGTTAGATCCAAATTTCTTAAATAATTCAATTGATCTGAGGTTAATGTATTCGCAACCCCTACCGGATGGCGCCGGTCTTTGGATTCAGACACATAATTGTCATCTGTGAAATCATATACGTAGAATTGATCAATCATAATCTTTCTAAATAGTCTATATAATTTACTCATAGCCGTTTTAGTCTGAGATTCTCGGATCTTATTCATATATCCAATGATATCCGAATACTGTTTTTCTCCAATCGAGCTATACCATTTAAGATGCAACACGTCGTGTAAATTAAGGTATTCAATCATTTCGTGCGGGTGCAATTTATTAAATTGGGATGTTGTTAGATAGGTGTCCGTACTGGTCTTTTTAGTCATAAAAATCAAATATAAAACGGCATACATCTTGGATAATTCAGTCAAGTAATAGCCGTATTGCGATCCAGCTGGTTTAGGCGCTTCGGCACCTTTGGTTTTTTCAAAATTGACATATTTCGTAAAAGTGTTAGACGCTGGCCCAACAATTTTAGATGTGATGTCGAATTGTGTTTTGAGTGCTTTTAAATTGGTTGATTTTTTATCTGCCAGATAATATTTAAATAACCCGTCTTTGAAATCATTCGGATGCATCTTTACACGATTCGGGAAATATCTGTAATTTTTACGACGAATATACTCGTATGTAAAGTATTTATACGTTTGATAATCAGTGTTGTGTTTATCAGTGGTTCCAGGCATATCATATGTCATATCCAAAAAGTCTATCGGCCTGGTTTGTGATTTGGCGTACTCGATCAATTTCTTGAAACTGTCTAGATATTCCGGGATATATGATTTAGACCCTTTTGTAAGTTTGATCTTTTTCAACAACTTTTCCGATCTATGATTCACTAGGAATTTGTTTATTTCCTGGAAAATCCGTTGATATGACGGATCCGCAATTCCTCTGACATTATATATATAACAAATCGACATATCCTGGTATAGTGTATAATATAATGTTTTGAATGCTTTGTTTAATTCTGCTGAATTCCACACCTCACTTTGGGCCTCACCTTCTAATACGAACGATTCTAGTACCGTTTGAGCAGATGTCCTGGCATTGGAGTACGGATGTGTTTTGAAATATTCCAATGCAGTCAACAATCTATCATAATCGGTTTGCTGTGTAGCTTGCTGGTGTACTTTATTTTTAATCTTTCCGAGTACTTCTAACAATGTGTCATTATATAACATTTCCAACGTTTTTAATAAAAATTTGGATTCGTAGTTGACTAGATTTTCTCGAACTTCTTGTATAGCCAATCTAGAGTATTCCCCACCCTCTTTCAAATAACTGGCTCTGTTTTCTACTAGGGTCTCAACTATTTCATCATAGTCTTTCGAATTTGCATAATATATGTTTGGGATCGAGTATAAATCATTATCAGTGGCATCACTTAAAGTATCATTCAGAGATTTCAAAATATATTCATACACTCTATCAAATCTGGAATAACCTAGCGCCAATTCTTTGGCCGATTTCTCTTGTAATAACCTAGCGTAATAATCCCTACACACCGTCGCAAAATCTTTTCCAGCAACACTCAGATTCTCTCCAAATAATAGGGCATGTTTCTGTACTATGACATTATTTATATTTTTGACCGAGTTTGTAGTACCTAAAAGGTTTGCGAATTTTTCAGGAGTACCTCTACAGATCTTGTTGTCGTCTGCGTATATATCATAGAACCTATCTTCTTTTTGGGCTGCATTAAACATATTTTCTATTTGTAATCGGCTGGATTTGCGAGAATTTTGTAGCTCTTCCATCGTTTCATTATATTTATACTCTTTTTTCACCGACGCCATTTCAAGTACCAGTAAATTATCATTCATTTTATTGGCGTTTTGTAATTGTTTATTTATTATGTCTAGACGCCGTTCGTCGATTAAATCGTTTGATAATTCATCATTTAATGCTCCGAGTTGCTTGCGATAATTTTTGTATATTTGATTTTTATTATCTCTGTGATTTATTTTTACTATCTTTAATCTATCTGAAATTTCTTTGATATGTTTCTTTAAATCGATGGCGTCTTCATTAAAAAATTTGAGGGTATCTCTGAAATATAATGTTTTGTCATATTCGGACATTTCCACGAAATAATTCAATGGCATAAGTTCATGATATCCTAGATAACCACCCCATTGAGTATGCATTTCTTTTTTACCAACCCAATTTCGGTATTCCGCTCGTTTAACATGCGGGACATATGGGTTGGGTATATACATATGTACATCTTCTATGGTTTGATGCTTCGATCCAACTGTCGTATACGAGGTCATATAAATTTGACCTTTTCGCAATATAGTCAATTCATAGTTTATTTTATTTAATATGTCTTGATTGTGTAGATCTTGTTCATATCTATCTTTGATCGTGAATACATTTGTGGCAGCTGTTTGATATTTTGTCAATCTAGATTCAAGCGTGTTATAGAAATGTTCGTACTCTGATTTTATTTGTGCTATTTGTGCATGTTTATCTGGTAGGGTGTATGTTACTGTAGTATTATTAATGTCTTGACGAATTACTGTAAATACATCTACAGATTTTTTAAGTATGATTTGAGTACCATCATCTATCGTTAATTCAAGTTGGTCTTTTGAAGGTGAATTGAAATAATCTATAGCATATTGGGATATTTCTTCACGAATCTTCTTTTCATGTTGAGCTGCAGTACCTTTAGATTTAGACAACACTTTTTCAAAATATAATTCTATTATGCCCAAATATCCAAAACGGATATTTACCTTTAATTGATGAGGTGGATTAAATGATACGTAAAATGGAACTGTTGAAGAATGATTATAATGTATTTTAGGGTTAGAATGTCTACTAGTATTATTAATTTCATCAACAACATTATTAAGTTCTTCTGGACTAGGATAATTAGTAGATCTGAAAAAATCGTCTTTTACTTTTTCAATACTTTTGCTGGTCTTTGGTTGGAATAGATGTGGTGATACTATTTCCCATGCGTTATAAACCCATCCAGCCTTTAAAGATGGGTTGATTTCATACAAATAATGCACATATTCTTCGAAGATATTTTGTAGGTCATTTAGTTTACGCGCATTATTTATTTGAGATAATTTTTTCTCAAATGCGTGATGCTTTATACGAGATACAAAATTAGGAAGATCATAAAATAATAATCTATTTTTGACATATTCTGTTAATTTTGATTTGAAAAAGTTAAACGCTTCTTCATAATCTTCCTGATATACTAAACCAGACCTATACAAAATATCGGTGAAATATCTATTTGCTATATATTCGATGTCAACATTCGTAATCAATTCGGGGTTTTTAGTGATATGCACTGGACGTTTAGTTGATTTTGCCACCACAGCTTCAACTCTAACATCTCTCGAATTAACAACATAAAACATATATCTAAGAGCTCTCAGAATATATGTTTCTTTGTCCAATTCATTTAAATCTCCTAGATCAAGTTTGACTAGCCCGTCTCCTTCGGAAGATCCGGAGTATAAAAGAGGTTGCAGTTGATCTCTAGAAACTCCTTCAATCTCTTCTTCTACACGACCACCATTTAGCAATACCTGAGTTTTGAATTTATGATCTTCGGACACCCCGGGATTAGTAAAAAAATGGTGAAATTGCCTGTAAGTTGTTTCATAATCAGATGGATAATCCTTATACACTTCATAAATAAGATTTTCAGTTTCAGTGTCCAATGGTTGCGTTAATTTTTCAAACTTTTTGCGGAGGTTTTTATAAGATTTTTTGCCATATGCCTTTTTAATTTCCTTGGCTATTTGTGTTTGAGCAGATGGTTTATATTTTGTCCGTAGATTGAGATGGATTTTGACAGTATTGGGTGCAGTTTCTTCTAAATTCTTAGGGAGATTATCAGGATTCATGTAATAATATTTACCTAATGCATTACGTCGATCTAATTCTTGCATAAGGTCCTCTTCAGTCCCTGCCATTTGAATTTCTGATAAATCTTCTTCGTTTATTTTACCAGCTTTTCCTAATATGTTAAAGTATTTCTCATTATATTTATTGGTAACAAGTTCTTCTAAGGTGGCATTATCTCCACCAGATTCCTCAACAAGTTCTTGCATTTCTTTTTCTGAAATGTTGAAATGGACTGATTTGTAGATTTGAAATGAAAAATCCAGATTTCCGGATATTTCTTTGGCTTCTGTGAACAGGTCTACAAATTGACTTATTAAAGCATCTCTCCGGATTTCAATGGCATAATCCATATTAAATCCATATTTTTGTAGAATGATGTTTGTGATATAAGCCGCTATATACATCTGATCTTCCACCAGCGCTAAACCAGTGGATATCCGTTCGAATATCCCTTTGATAAAAGTATATTTGGTGTCCAGGTCGCTAATAGTAACATCTCTATCAGGTATCATTTTATTGAGGTATGTAATTAGGATATCTGGTTGGGTATTTAATAACAAAGCCATATTTCTATAAATTGTAATGGTGTGTAGCAACAATTCGTAGGTGAATTGATCAACCTTTGTTGAATTTAGTTGATCGAACCGTAAAATATACGTATCTTTATCACGTTCAAGCAATTCAGTTTTAAATTCTTCGATATATGATGTGATGATTTTGTGTTTGAGTCGGGTTTGAGCTTCCAGGTATTCTTCATCGGTGATAACCAACTTTTTAGTTTCTCCAGGTTTATCAAATCTCATGAAATTTCTGGGCATCTTTTTGCCTCGAGCGGGGGGACCGGGCGCTTTCATATTTTTAGTATAAAGGTCTAATATCTTTTGTATTATCATATCATCTTTCAAAGTCTCTCTTGAAATCGAAGGTCTATCGTAATATTTTTGTAAAACATCACACAAAAACTTTTTGATATTGGTGATTATTTCCTGGGTGCCTTTATCGTTGGTGGTTATGAAATAATTGGCAAGGGATGGCACACTTTCAACAGTGGCCAAGTTCAGCTGTTCGATCGTTTCCAATAATTTTACATCACTCATTTTGACAGCATCATAAAACATAGAACAATCTTCACATTTATTACATCGGCCTAAATCAAGGGCACATACAAAAAGATTCAAATAGTTTTGTCTTAATAAAAGTCTAATATAAGAGTCCCGATATACCTTTTTAATATAGGTAAATAGAACCTGTGGCCCAACAAATTGGGAATTACATTTGATTAGTTCCATGTCTAATATATAGTAATCATATATATTAAAATTTTCATTTTTTAAACAAGGTTTGGCGTGCATAATATGGATCAGCCAAATATTCTTTGACAAATTTATTATAGAAATTCTTCAAACGGATGGTTTTATTTAACACTTTATCGAAATCATCTTGAGATTTGTTTGAATAGGACAATAACCACATATATTCTGGCGTGTTCTTTTCAGGTACATATTCCATTCCATATTCCAAAATTTCATTCAATATCGACACTATTACGGGACGATTATCCATAACACCTGGAATAGTGTTTACCACCGGAGTTTCACCATCTCGCTTATCAAATTTACCTGAAATTTCCAACTGATTCTCAGTAGTATAATCCACAAATGAATCTACTACCAATTCATAACGTTCCTTTAGATTGGGAACTGGTTTATCTGGTCTTAGTTTGACTGGTGTTAGTATAACCCTGCGGTGATCATCCACACCCGACACTAGGAATTCAATAACACCTTTTGTAGTAGGCTGGATAGGTTTATCTGGATCCGGAATAATTGTTGCGGTGATGTCAAATCTAGGATTATAAGAACCAGTGTCCTTATCAACCACCGCCACATAATATTTGCCAGAGTCATACATCACATCTACCGTAAGCTGTTCTTTCGGTTTCCATTTAATAATGGTTTCCGGTGCTTTATATCCTTTGTCAGTGGGTGTAAATATTAAACCATCTTCCTTTTCAGTCTCTGCGCGCTCTGTTAATAAATCGCCAATGTTGCTGAAATATTTCACCTGATGTAGCTGATATAACTGATGTTTGATATATTTGGAATTTTTGATATGTTCCGGATTGGATACGTCAAAGGGTTTAATGGTGTTGTTTTCTAATAGATTATGAATGGCCGGATTGTTATGGATTTTTGTACTATTAGAGATCGTGAGATCGGACTCTAGATACACAAATGATGAATTTACATAGAAATACTCTGAAATAGAATCCGGTGAAAGTGAGGTATAATCATATATGATGTCACCCTTTTCGTAATAATTGTAATCCTCTAGTAAGTGTGCTTTGATGTTGATCTTTTCATGTAAATGCCCGATCTCATATTTAGCCACATCTTTCATAAAATCTGACAAATGGTTATGTCGTTCCTGGAATTTGGCGTCTTTCATGTTTTTACCCTTGTAATACGCCACATCATAACAATAAATTTGATTATCCACCAACTCGGCCGCAATAATAGTTCCTTCCAAATCTTTACTGTCCAATATATCTTTATCTGTCGCATTGGTTTTTAATCCCAGGTCCTTTTTCAGCATATCCCTATTAAGACGTCTCAAATCGAAATCGTAATTTTCATAAGCCGTGTCTGGATATCTGACTTTATCCGCCAGGACTGTGCCGATTTTGATTACGGTATACGGATATATCAACAAATACACATCTACATACAACACCGAGCGTTTGAAAATGGATTTCTCCTTTTTGTCTTTTGTGACCGGTGGAATATATATATGGCAACTTATACCATCATGTTTTACAGACCCTACGTAATTGGTTTTAATCAATTCCAGATCGGTGGATACAAATGTCTTGGGTTTATTCGATACAAGTCTGGAATCTAGACCTGATTCATACGCATTTAGATCATTTTCTGTTTTCCGGCGATTTACTAGGCGGTTAAACGAATTTACTACACCTCCTGTTTCACCTCTTAATTTGAGCTGATTAGTGGCATAAATCGAATCTGCAAAATGGATGGTTTTATACAATCCTGCGATTAGATCTTTGAATATAGCATTATTGGATTTTCCTATGGATTTTCCAGGACCTCTCACAAGGAATATTCTATAATCTATTTGCGAACGATTTTCCATCGATATTCTCTCCAAAACCACTTGTGCACCCGATGTATGCGTGAATATGTTTCGACTTACTCTAGTTATATCACTATATTCTCTGTTTTTGATGTGAATCTCGGGTATATTTTCTAAATTGTCAGATGAAACACCATGCCTTTCTAGTAAGGCTGTTTTGTGCAAACTAATCAATTTTGGCACCATCAACTCTTTAAGAATTTCTATTTCATTTAACGTTTTATCATCATCAATTCCGTATTTGAATACGTCATCTCTCTGACCATATTCAGTTTCATATTTGACTGACAGTTCTTTAATTACATTCTTATTATATCGATTATTCTGTTCTCGGTGTACTGAAATGTTTTTCACAATAGGATACCAACTATCTGCTTTGGATCTGATTTCAGGTACATATTTAATGGCATCTTCTCTTCTTTTCTGAGTTTCCCGTTGAGTCAATCTAGTAGCCAGTGGATCAACTGTAAAAGGTATACGAGGGGTGTAATATTTTCCTGAAATGAGTGATTTATCACTGGTCAATAACAATTCAATGATGTCATTATATGGTGTATATCCATCCGGTATAAGAGCGTTTTTCAATTTCCTGGCATAATCTGTGATGGGTAATGTACTTTCGAACAATTCTCTTACTTTAATATAACCATCCTCCAGCTGTTTTTTCTGACCTTTCCATTTTGGTTGCAATATTTCGTATTTGGTAAAATATTCTATCAACATATTTAACAATGGCAAATATTTGGATTCTATGAAATTGTAGATGTTGTTAACGTGATAATTTATCAATTCAGTTCTAGAAGTAGTCTGATACAACTTTTCCAATTCCTCATTCTTTTCGAAAATCAATTCATAATTCATATAAAAATTTTTTATTTGTGATTTGATAGTTTCTTGAGCGTTGTTAACCCATCGGAACATTCTAGATTCTGAATCATATTCTATTAGATTTTTAGGAATATTCAGATTTTTATATATGGAATCATCTTCAGATTGATAAAATTCCAATAACATATCCAAGAATGCTGTTTTGGACTTGATGAGTGCTTGCGCTTTTGAATGAGGTTGGTTATCGATCGTAAATATAGCTGCAATATCCTTTTCCAAAATTTCTTTATCTGGAAATGCCCCCCAAATGGTCTTTACATATACGTTATCATTTGAAATCGCGACCTGGTATATGCTTTTAGATTTTTTTTTGGAAATATATAAATACACCGAATCCCCCATACATCCACATCCTTTAACCGCCATATTTTCATAAATTTCCGAATGATGTTTGACACATTGGTCTGCTGAAATATACCCACGTTCATCCAACATTTTTAATATGTTTTTACTCATACATCCTTGTAGTTCATCCACTGTTTTGTTTTTAATACACTCATTAATCATATTACATGTTTCTACGGCAGTCGGCATACTAAAATCAGTTCTTTGAATCGGAACAACGTCATAATCGATTATAAATTTGAAAGAATGATTATACTGTCGGATTTCATATTGGTTAACCAGATCTTCACTATCTGGCGATTCATAAATCTTGATCATTTCATTACCAACATCCAATTGATTTTGCACAAACCCGTTTACATAGTTTTTATAGGCATTCATAAACTGTGCATCTCTTAACAACGGGTTATCCTCTAGAATTTGAGTGATGTATATTTCGTTGTTTGGACTAGGTGTAGGAATGTCCTGAATTCGGTCCAACATATTCTGAATAAACTCTTTCATTTGTAAATTTGAGTCGTCTTTGAAATATTTGCACACGATATATCTTTCGGCATTGTTCGCCGCAGAAGTATTTAGTTTTGTAATGTATACCTGACTGTAAAACGTTCTTAGGATGTGCAACAAATCCAGCATAGGTCTGGAAAATACGTCGAAAATCTTGAGAAAGAAATGCCCGCCTTGTGCTTGGACTGATAGTGCATTGGCAATTGACGCATAAATCACCTTGAGATGGGTCATTTCTTTGTAAAATTGATTACTATATTTGGTTTGATCAAACCCTGCATCCGAAGTTACTAGATGAACTTTGTCTAAATCTCTTAAAGTTTGTGTATCGACTGTATTATATAAATCACCATAATAAATATCCACATTGTCGATTTTGAAATTCACCTCGTCACTGGACTCTAGGGTAAATCCGTAATATTTATCGTTTTTAGCTTTAGTCGGGGCATATTTTTTACGGTATTGCCGGACTGCTGAAATGAAACCACCTGGACCTTCTGCTAGGAATATAGCCGTGGGATTTTTATCAAAATCTTTCAAAAGTTGATAATCTTTCAAAACTTCCCACATTTTCATATAAGATCTGTTTACCACTTCCTTTTCATTCTGAGGAGTACCTTTTGGATTGATATATGGTTTTGCAATCTCTTTCATTTTTTCATATTTATGAGTGATGTGTCGATCTTTATCTTCTAATTTTTCAAACCCATCTATTTTATTTTTCAAATAGTCGTTATAGGTTTGTTTGAAACCCCTTAGTATTGGTTCAGTTTCATCCGGAGTTTGAGAAAATGTTGCGAATGTAGAGTTGAGGTCCCATCCAACAGATTCTAATTGGAATGTATTGGTATCATCTATTTTAAGACTACTATTCATCTGGTATAAATCGAAATCTGATAACCTGTCGATTTTGAATGTCCGGACATTCATGGTTTGTCTACCTAGTGTAGGATGTACGGTATTCATACGTTCTTGAGTCAGACGGATGCCATAATCGTTTAGATCAGATGGTTGGGTAAGAGTTTCTTGGCGTTCGTATATGGCCTCCTCCTCATTTTCAGCGTTAAAAGTTTTAATCATGTTTACATTCTTTGAAACTTTTTGTATCACACGATTAAAATTCTCTGTGAATTTTGGATTCTCGTATTCCTTGGAATTTGTCAAAATTTTGGTCAGGTGATTAAATGATAATGACGACTTTACACCTTCTAGAAATTCATTTTCATTATATACATTGTCTTTCGCCATAAATCTGCCATAAATTGCCTTTGTTCCACCCCATTGTCCTTTGGAAGCCGGTTCTAGAATGGTGTCATACTTGGGCTCATCCAAAGAATCTCTGAGCTGGTCTTTGACATTTATTTGATTATATGTGGCGTATTTAATATATTCCAATGTTTCTGGAATAGTTGGTTGGACATATTCCGGTTTATATGATGTTTCATCCATAACTATATACTCGGTATTTTCGAATTTTGGAGGTTCTTCGGAAGGGCCGTCCTCGTCACGTGACTCGGAAGGACGCAATGTATCGTTTTCGTAATCGACGTATTCTTGTTCAGACTCTTCTTCATCTTGAATATCATCGCCAAAAGTGTCGGAATAATATTCGTCGTCCATATTTAGTTTAGGTTATATAATACAGATATATAATAAAAACTTTAAAAATCGTCATCCGATTCATAGGTATTTGCATCTCCAGGTTTGTTAGACACTCTCGTGGCTGCACCGGCCTTTTGATATTCTCCGACCTTGCGCTCGAAAAAGTTGGTCTTGCCATCCATCGAAATCATATCCATCCAGGGAAACGGGTTCTTGGTGTTGAAAATATTGCTATATCCAAGCATCCTGCACTGAAAGTCGGCCACAAATTCAATATATTCTGACATCTGATGTGCGTTCATTCCAATCAATTTGCACGGCAGTGCATCATTGATAAACTCCTTTTCAATTTCTACCGCCTCTTTAATGATAGAATGTACATCCGATTCTGGCAATCGGTTTTCTAGTTTGGAATAAATTAATCCACCGAATTGACAATGCATTCCCTCATCTCTAGAAATCAGTTCATTAGAAAAGGTCAATCCTGGCATCATCCCCCTCTTTTTAAGCCAGAAAATGGCGCAAAAAGACCCCGAGAAAAAGATGCCTTCAACAGCCACATAAGCCACGATGCGATGTGCGAATGATTTCTTTGGAGCACCCTCTTCGCCACCAATCCACTTGAGCGCCCAATCGGCCTTTTTTCGGACACAATCAATAGTCTCGATTGCATTAAATAATCTCAATTTCTCGGCATGATCCTGGACATATGTGTCGATTAACAATGAATAAGTTTCTGAATGTGTTAATTCGATGGCAATCTGAAAGCCATAGAACGCTTTTGCTTCTGGCCATTGTACTTCATCTAGGAAATTGATCGCCAGATTTTCCAAGACAATCCCGTCAGAGGCTGCAAAAAAAGCCAGAATGTGCAAAATAAAATGTTTTTCATCGTCATTTAGATCGTCGAATTTATCATCTGAAAAATCTATTTCTTCTACAATCCAGTCACACGCTTTGGCCTTTTTATAAGCCTGCCAGATATCATTATGTTCAATGGGGAATAATACGAAACGATGGGGGTTGGGTTTTAAAATTGGTTCTATTTGATTGTTTTGCATACGAACGAAGTGAGTTACGAAACGAGTTACGAAGTGAGTTACGATACGAGTGAAACGAGTTATACGAAGTGAGTTATACGAAGTGAGTGTAACGAGTGCGAGTCGTATACTATAAATATATAATAATCGATCTATATTAATAAGTTGTTTTTAGTCTTAAAAATTATATATGTTAGTCATATAAGACTGTTTTATGATGAACGACGATAAGTTCTGGTTGTATAATGTTGGAGAATTGGTAAGTGGTGATAAAATATATAAAGTAGTTCCTACCGGTACAAAAACCAAAGATCTCAACGCCATTATCCGCCTAAGTGTTCTGGTCAGTCTATTAGTATTGTTAGTAACTCAAAATGTTAAAATCGCAGGTTTTGTTATCTTGTTTGGTATAAGTTTAACTTTGCTTCTTCAATTTATAGTGTGTAATGAGTCTCCAGCCGCTACCGGTGTTAACGGAGACAACTCCGTTAGTGACGTCGAAACAGACGAGTCCCTACAAAATGAAGAAATTGGTGCTACTATAGAAGAGCTAGAGCGCCAAAGCAATTTGCCTGATACCGAACTAGACAAAGTAATGATTACCTCTTTAGATACCGACGAGGCTCGCAAAGGACGTACCCCAGAAGAAGAGGCCGTATACCAACAACTTTTAGCCGAACGCGAAGGTGAAATTGAGTCAATTAATAAACGTAATGAAGCAGTTAAAGCTGAAATCGCCAAGTTAGAAGCTACTGCCAAAGAACAAGAAAAAGAATTTTTAAGAAAGCATGAGAACTCTTATAAAGATACTAATCAACTGGTAGCCGAATATAGTTTGAATGCTCATGTCTATAAACGACCTGATCCCAATTTGGTCGAGGAAGGCAGATACAAGGTATTTGTCCAGCAAAACTTGAAAAATAAAAACACAATTTATGGCAAACTTGATAAGGGAATTGGTTTGAAGAAATTGGGCAAACATTCCATTAACAAGGATCGTTTAATCAATCCGGTTGAACCTAAATGTGTATTGAACGGTGTCACTCTAGGTGATGGTCGAGGTACAAAACAATCCAAGCAAGAATTTGAAAAGGAAAAGAAGGAACGTATGGATCTAAACAATACCGATAAACGTATTAAGAAACAGATCCTAGACAGTAATATCACCTATAGCATACCTACAAGTCTGGGTGTTAATACAGAAACAAGTGTTGAACATAATCCCTACAAGACCGTCCGACCTCAGCTATCCAACAGCACTTTTACCAATGCTTTCCCTGCAGCTCAAGTTAAAGCCGTTTCACCTCAAGAGGCTTTTACCAAGCAAGTGATTCTAGATGATGGTGAAAAGGCCCGGGTAATTAATCAAAATCGTATTAGTAACGTATAAATTTATCCTAATAAATTTAAGCACCTAGTACTTCGGAACATGCCTTTAGGAATTCATCCATAGAGTGTTGTAATTTTGGTTTAAATTCTTTTATGGCATCACGATTATATAGATTGGAAATGTTGGTCATGATTCGATTGACATGCTCTTTATTGTCTCGATATGTCCCGAAATTTTTAATGAGTATATCCATTGCCTTGATAGTCACCGCGTAATCTTTGCAGAAATACGAGCACAACAACAACTCTTCAAAAATGCGGAAGTCCAGGACATCCCGGCGCATAAATAGACGGTCATTGCACACCGGCATATTGACCGCTTCTTTGACCAAAGCGTATGCAGGGTAATATAATTTATCCATCCGCCATCCAATGATCAGCTGATAAATAGCCTCAATGCGCTGAGGGCGGTATTGATAAGCCTTTAGATAATATTGCATTGCATCGTGGAAGGGTTTGCCCATAAGCAAGGTCATATTACCCATTTCTACCAATGACAAATAGATTTCCTCTGGGTATCCATCGGCCATGTCTACCCTCTGTTTATATAATTTGAAAGCCATTTCATGGTCTTTATAGTCTTTGTATGACTGTGCACAATAAAATACACTTCTAGACAGATCTGACGCTTCCGGATTATCTATCATATGTTGCTCAAATAACAAGGCATCTCTCTTGAATTTGAATTTATCTTTGGACCTACTACCATCTGTTTTAGGCAAATTATATAGATTTTGTATATAGCCTACTGTGGCTTTTCTTTCGCCTAGCTTGGAATCGATTAGATTAGGATATTCGTGGCACGGACCGAACCAACCCCAGGTTCCGTCGGCCTTGAATAATTGAACCCTTTCATATTTCAGTGCTCCGAAAATGGTGGTTATATAGTATCCGTCCGAGTCTAGATCTCTAGGAAAGGTGAATTGCGGGCCTGATGCCCATACCTCATCTGCATCAATGATGGCTACATAATCGGCCTTTCCTTCGGCCAGTTTCAAGGCTTCATTTCTATTGTGCGAGAAATTTACCCATGGGCGCTCATGCAGCTCCCCTGGGATATCCCTTTTTATTGTCTTTCCATTTTGATCTTGTACTTGACCATTTTTGAAAAAATCTTTGATGATTTCCTGGGTTCCGTCTGTAGATCCAGTATCAACTATTACCCAATAATCGATATACGGATATACACTTTGCAGACACCTCAGAATAACATCCTTTTCATTTTTGACAATCATATTGAGACATATAGTCGACTGTTTTGCCTTTGGCGCCAGTCTACCCTTTCCCTTGTCCTTTTTAGGCGGTTCGACCTTGGGTTCTGTCTTCGGCTCGGTCTTCGGCGGTTCGGCTTTAGGTTCGACTTTCGGCGGTTCGGCTTTAGGCGGTTCGGCTTTCGGCGGCTCGGCTTTAGGCTCGGCCTTAGGTGGATCTTCCGGTGGAGAGTATTGTTTTTTCTTTTCAGATTTGCGTTTACCTACTTTTTTTGCAGGTGGTTCTGGTTTAGGGTCTACTAATGGTTCTTTAAAAGTGACCTCTTTTGGGGACGTACTTTTAGGACGTATAGAATTTATTAATTTTGCGAATACCGCATCAAGATAGTCTGTTTTTGCAGCCATACGATACGAACGCAGTGAGTTAGTGTCAACGAACGACTAAAAGGAGTGTGGTGATATAGAATATATACAGTTATGTGTTTTTTTGTGATGATGTGATCAAAAATCGACATTTTTTTTTCAAAATATTATATAACATTAATTTATAATTAACTATGGGTGGTGGAATTGTTCAACTCGTCACTAACACTGGTAAACAGGATGGCTCCTTGACTGGAGATCCTGAGACTACTTTCCTCAAGGGTGTATACCGTCGTTACACCAACTTTGCCAAGGAGCACATTAAGCAGACCCTTAACGGTACTCCTACTTTCGGTTCTCAGAACGTAACCGCTACTGTTTTCCGCAGTGGTGATCTTATCTCTGATACCTATCTCGAGGTTACCCTCCCGGCCATTCCTCAGGTTTACCCCTCTGGTTTCGTCGATCCTACCACTGGTGCTGCCGTCGGTGGTACTGCCCTTCCCGCTGGCGCCTTCTACGGCTGGACTAACTCTGTTGGTCACGCCCTTATTGAAGAGGTCAAGTGCGAGATCGGTGGTCTTGAGATTGACAAAAAGACCGGTGAGTGGATGGAAGTCTGGGATGAGCTCACTCTCCCCGAAAGTAAGGTTAAGGGTTACTACCATATGATTGGTAAGTATGAGGCTCCCGAAGACTCTCTTGCCACTTCTGCTATTAACGCCAAGGTCCTTCATATCCCGATTCAGTTCTGGTATTCCAAGGGTCACTACTTCAACTCGCTTCCGATTGTTGCCCTTCAGCTTCATGACGTCAAGCTTACCTTCCGTTTCCGCGCTTTCCGTGATCTCGTCACTTTCGAGAATCTCCCCGAGCCCGATAACATTACCAACTTTACCAACATCGATCTTTACATCGATTATATCTACGTCGATTCTGATGAACGTCAGATGTTCGTTGACCTCGATCACGAGTACCTCATCGAACAGCTTCAGTACCAGAAGTTCACCATTAACGCCAATACCCTCAACTACAACGCTATTCTCAACTTTAACCATCCCGGTATTGAGCTAGTGTGGACCCTTACTGAGCAGGAACGTATTGACTCTAACGATTACTTCAACTTTGCCAAGAACACTGATGCTGATGGTGTTGCTCTTGCCGCTGACGCTCCCGTCAACGCTCCCCTTTCCAAGGCCAAGCTCACCATTAACAACACTGACCGTTTCTCTGAGCGTGATGAATCCTACTTCCGTCTTACTCAGCCGTGGCAGGGTCATACCCGTGTGCCCACCAAGCACATTTACTCCTACTCTTTCGCCTTGAAACCCGAAGAGCATCAGCCATCCGGTACCATGAACTTTAGTCGTCTCGATAACTCCCAACTCGAGCTCACTTTCCCCCGTGGTATGCGCCAGAGTTCCCTTGTTGTTTACTTGAGGAATTATAACTGGCTTAAGGTGACATCAGGGGTAGCCGGCACGGCATTTTCAAGTTAGTGTGGCTGAAGGTTACAACTGGTAAAAGTGACTTTTAACCAATGTCAGGTAGAATATAAAAATGTTCCCAAGTAAAATTTTTAAGAAAAAATTTTACACGGTTTAAAATAGTTTAAGCATATAATTTAACAATAAATTACAAAATTAAACAACATATTATGGAAACTATAACAGGAAAAGTGAAACATTGCACAAATGTGAAAAAGGGGTGTACAAACGTCCTTCAGAAAAGTGACAAGTCTATTAAGTGTGACGAATGTAAGAAAAAGGCTGCACTTGAAAGAGCTCAGAAAAATAAAGATAAATTAGCAAATAAAATTGCACAAAATACTGCATTATTAAAACAAGGTGAATCTAATTGTAAAGGATGTGGAGAAAATTTCGAAAATTTTAAAAACGTCAAGGGTGTGATGTCTGTAAGATGTAAAAAGTGTAGTCAGTCAGGAACAGGACGTTCTAAAATGAGACGATTGAAAAAACTTGAAGATGAAAAAGAATTAAAATCAAAGTTAAAACAAGATGAACAAATCTGTAATAATACACATTGTAATGAAATTTATAAAAAGTTTAAAAATCAAAAAGGATTATATAGTAAAGTTTGCCCTAGTTGTTATGATAAAAGAATTGGTGGAACTACATATAATGAAAATTCGGAAAAAGTGTGTAGTACTAAAGCATGTAGTAATGTAGTTACTGACCAGAAATTTAAATTATGTCAAGATTGTAGAAATTATCAAAATCTGAAATATCAAAAGCGTAAAAATGCGGTAAAACAAATGAATGAACAGTTGTCAGATAACAAAAGAGCCTGTTCAAAATGTAAATCAGTATATGATATGTATAAATTAAATAATAAAGACAGTACAGTTTGTAAGAAATGTTTAGAAAAACATCGAGATTCTACTCAAAGAACAAAAACAAAAAGAATTGAAAATAGACAATGTGTTGTATGTACCGAAAAACTTCCCGAAAATTACAATTTCAAATATTGTGAAAGTTGTAGACAAAAAGATCGAGAAATTCATTACCAAAAATCTGACAAAGTTAAACAAATGAGGAAAGAATTATTAGAATCTGGAAATACAACGGACATAGTATGCACAAATGCCATTGCATATTTGAAATGAATGAAGGTACCACGACAGATAACCTATGTGAAAAGCATTATAAATTACATTTAACATACGCACAAAACAGACCATGTAGAAAACATTATTATAAAATGTATGAATCTAGACCTGAAAGAATAGCTCAAAAGAAATTGTGGAAAAAATTAAATTATGAAAAGGTTGTAAAATCCTGGTTAAAAAGACGACAACGTATTTACAATGATCCAGATGAACGTAAAAAATATAAAGAACGAAATAATGAAAATCTAAGAAAATGGAGAGAAAGAAATCCTGAAAGAATGCAAGAATATAACAATAAAAACAAACTAAATCCTTCATATAAATATAAAAAATATAAATTAACCGCTCTTAAACATAATAAAGAATTTACCATTTCTGAAAAAGATGCAACAGAACTATTTGCAGCAGATTGTGAATATTGTGGTTATAATCCAGAAAATGGATTAAATGGTATTGATAGAGTTGATAATTCAAAAGGATATATCGTTGATAATGTCGTTACGTGTTGTAGACAATGTAATTTTATGAAAGGTGGGACTGATGTAGATGTGTTTATTGGTAGATGTATACACATAGCGACATATGCCGGATTATTTCAAGGTAAATTATTTCCAGTTTTATTTCCAGATCGTATTTCAACATATTTTAAAAGATATGTTTCAAGAGCTTTAGAAAGAGGTTATAACTTTAATTTAACAGAAGACCAATTTAATGATGTTATAAGCATGGATTGTTATTTATGTGGTAAGAAAAATTCAAAACATCATCAAAATGGAGTAGATAGAATTGATAGTTCTATTGATTATAATATGGATAATGTAAAAGCTTGTTGTGCATCTTGTAATTATTTTAAAAATGAGTTTGATTTAGATGATGTTTATGAAAAATGTGTGGATGTGGCTTTAAATAATTATGATGAAACATTTGAACTAGATGAAGATACTGCATATAATCTTATTCATATTGTTAGAATGGAAGAGAAATTATCTGAAGATGAATATCAAGAATTAAAAGATGAATATATGGAAGAAAAATATCAAGAATTATTGGATAAGTATTCAGATGAAACTATCGAGAAACGCGTTGAAACCATAGTGAACAATCGTTCAGAGAACTAGAGTAAAAAATACTCAAAGTTTACGAAATATATTCTAATATATTTGTTAAACCTAAACCTAAAACCGTAAGGATGTACCTAAAACAATTCGAATTCAGTTGCGAACATTTCCAAGGATTCCAAGGAGTTGTAGATCTAGATGTTATGAATACTAATGAAGAGGTGTGCAAATATGCCATAATATCACTTAAATCGGAATTGTCTAAACTAAACCTATTAAACCAACTAGAAAAATTAAAGAGTTTAAAGTATCATATTCATAAACCCTTTGGTGAGTTGCTAACAGAATCGCATAAAGAAAAGATATGGGTATGTAGCCATAAATTTATCCCTTGAAGGGATACAAAAATACATTTATGTACTTTTACGTATATACGTTCAAGTCCATACGTATGAATAGTCCACCTAGTTTAAAGCTTTATAAAACAAAAGACGATGAGATAATTACCGATTCGGACTCTTATAGTGATGATCAACTAACTCTAGTATATGATTCAGAAAATCCGGATGTAGAGCATTATCATTATCAACTAGAATTTTTGAGAGGTGTGCTAATGAATTATACGACGTTGTGCAAAATAGAAAAAGCTACACACGACTGTAAAAACGACAATCGATATGCAGCCAATAGAGTATTGTTATTGAGCAACTCGTTATTACCAGGTGGATGCCAAATATTCCATAAAGTGATGCGAGAAATATCGCCGGAAATCACTGGATATATTTATCCACATAAAGGAACTTTGAGATGGAATTGTGGGAATGGTGGAGATAGTTCATGGATAGAAATCACACTAGAATTGCAGATATAACCCCAGACAACAGAAATAAACGCAAAAAAATATGTACCTTATACTTATATAGTCAAGTATGAGTTACAACCCGCCTATCGAAGCGGATTATGAAAAAATATTTGCAAACCCACATAATTCGACTGCAGTATTTAGATTGGAAACCCCGTTAGAAGGTTATCTAATTCATTTATATCATGCTATACAAATTGAAAAACCGGCACAGGCTCTAAATTTCAGTTTTATCGGTAAAACTACTAAAACCTTTGATAATAGAATCTTGGCGGACGGTAAAACGGATCAAAAACAGGATCAACCAAAAGTCCCCATTGATAAATCGAACTGGTGCAAATCCCCGTCACCAGAATATCAGGATATATCTAAAAGAGAATGTGATAGGAAAAACTTTATATGGGATGCATCCAGACCAGATGACAAGGGAAAGTGTGTTGGATGTGAAGACGAGAATAAATTTCTAAGATTGAATTCGAACAACAAGTACTGTTGCCTGGTAAAAGATAAGAAAAAGGTGTCTGTTTCAGAAAACCAAATAATGATCACGTATGTATTTAATAATATAGTGAAAAAAATGAAAATCACAAAAAATTCATTAACAGTTATTGGATATATGGGCCGACGCAAATTATATGATTCATTAGAAAATTATGAAAACGATGTATTACGGAATGTGTCGTTTATAGTAAAAGCGTTGAATGATAATATCAGGGAATATAACCAGGAATTCAATGAAACAGTGCCCGATATAGTGTTTAAACAGCAAACATATCCCATTACAAATCTGCATTATAGTTTTAGATATATGATCGATAAACCCACCAAAACATTAAAACTTGTGTTGCCAAAAGAAATCTCTGATTTTTATATTCAAACAACAAAACAAAAATACGACCCGTCTAAACTGAAAAAAGCCATCCAACTTTATATGAAAAGTCACCCAAATTTACAACTAATCATTATCAATAAAAATCAAATGGTTGAAACTATTAAACAAAACACTACATTCACACCTGCAATCAATTCTAGTTATGTACATTTCCATTTTTCAAAGGATATGAATGATCAAATATCAGTTGAATCTGCTCCGGATAATGGTATTAATACCAGTGTCAAAATCCATCCAGATCTTATTGGAAAAACAAAATCAAATATTGCCAAAGTCGCTGAGTTCATTGCCAAATATTATCCGAATTTTGCATTAAAGACTACTACACTTAAAAAAGATGCACCAGCCAAAGAGATTAAAAAGAGATCCGCAGAATATACTTTTAAATTTTTACCATTTACAGCAGATCAGGAGGATATTAAAAGACAATGGTTGCAATATTTCAATTCTAGAAAACCCACACCACTAACCGAAGCGCAACTCATAGAATGTCAAATGTGGCCGCAAAGAGCTGTTACATTGGATCAAGCATTTTCAGGTCTTATTCAGGGTAATAATAAACAAAAACTAAAACCTATAAGGGAATTAAAAAAATATTTGCCGATTCCTGAAAAGTATGAAAATAAATCTACCCAGGTCAGTGTATTGAAATTCGACAATATCCCATTCCAAGATAAGGAATTAAAGAAAGAAATCACCTCACCACAAGATAAGAAATGTCGAATTTTACAACTCTTAGAAAAGAATGGGTGCATTGAAAAGACTTTTTTCACATACGGTAAAAAGAATGAGAAAAGAGGTTACTTTACATGGGTCGGAAATTCAAATGAACAATGTAAATCAAAAGAGATGTACCTGGTTTTAAAACATTTCAATTTGTATACAAATGTTATGTACAATTTCGTATATTCAGACCGCCAATTAACCTTGGACAAAAACACAAATTACATAATCATTCCTAAAAATAAAAACGCGACCGTCAGAAAAATAACAAATGACAAATCGTCATCCACCCATAAATTAATATTAACCACCAAGGACAACACCTATTACCCAATTTATTATAGAACCAATTTGGATGATATTGCAACCGTTTCTATGGGAGACTCGGAAGAGGACGACGATGAAGACGTGGAATTTTTCAAATATCATCTAGAGAGGTTACTGGAAAAAGGAAATACCTTTAGTATAGATCAAGCAGTCGAAATCTCTAGAACTTTAATAAAATCAGATGTGACACACCCTGAATTTTTAAACCTTGAAACCGATAAAAAGTTTGAAATCCTTAAACAAAGTGATATGCACCCATTCACAGAATTGGTGAATCAACTAGGAATCGGTATAATAGTCAAGCCGAGTTTGCTGTATTATCCGGACGGAGCTGATCTTACAAATCTCAAATATCTGGTGATTAAAACCAATGGAAATGTTGTAAATAAAACTCAAAATCTTGAAGATGAAGAGGGATATGATTTTAAGGTATATAGATTGATAGACTATATTAGAATTGCAGACGATGTAGATGATTTATATGAAAATATGCAAACCAGGCCAAAACCGCAACCTATTAAAAAAGACAAGGGCAAAGCCCCGGCCAAGGCTGTTCAAATGGAATTGGATTGTTTTGAATTGGATGATAATATAATCTCGGCATACAGCCACCATTTCTTGGAAGGTTGTGAAATAAGAGGCTTGCATAAACTGAATAAAAGCTATACCAAAAAACAGAAATGGAATACACCTGATATATATGCCTTGGAATTATATCAACCTAAATCCAGAAAAACTTATTATGTATATCCGTCGCTTAATTATGAATATGTTTCACCAGCTGTAGGTGGATATGAACTAGGTGAAATTAAGGACTATGCATATTTAAATCGAGGAGACAATCTAGAAAAATCCGCAGGTGGCCGATTTTTAATTACTAGCTATGATCGCCACATTCAAATAACCCCTAGCTCATTCGATACATCTGATATCATAGGCAAAAAGATTTCGTATACTGATAAAGGCAAAAACTTTTTGAAAATCATTCCTACGGATGTCGATTCCAAGTGTCTCTATAATTTGTTTGCATCCAATAAAAGAATGTTCAGAGATTACATTTCGCCAGATACCGTTACTACTAGCGTTCCTAAAAAAACGCCTAGTGTTCCTAGAGAAACGCCTATCGTACCTAAAGATGGGTGTGATACCCAAGAACTTATAGAACTTACCGAACCAAAGACTTGCGCTAGCCGAAGTGGGTCGGGTAAAACCACAGTAACTCTTAAAGATCTAAATGAAAAGATTGAAAAGTGTTGCAAACGTAAAGACATTAAAAAGGTAGGTAATAAAGAACTCAGGTGCCAAATTTTGAGATTGTGTGCCGAGGGTAAAGAGGATCAAATCCCGGAAGGGTCCATAACCAATCGAAAGAATACAACTAAAAAAGAAACAACGACTACCAAGGAACATATAATGGAATTACTGAAAAATGCTAAAAAGAATAAAGAGGTGAAACCAACGGCCAAATATCTGAAATTTAATACACCTAGTCCAAAAGGTGATGCCTGGGACATTTACATTAGATATATTTCACTGAATTACCCGATCGAAACTCCTGTACAGATCACCCAAAGTGTGAAAAAGGCTGCAAAGATATTAGACAACACCGTAAGATTAAAAAAGGCCAAAACACATATGCTGAACAGTTTGAAAATTACCGAACCGGAAACATTTGACGATATTGTTTACAAAGCGATGATGGATATTAAAGAGCCGATCTCGTCGCAAAATTTGAAACAACTTTTTCCGGGTGTTTCGGAAGAGTATATCACTGTAGCACATAAATATCTATCGGCGATTGATAAATCAGTAAAGAAAATCAATGTAAATATCGCCTAATTATTATATATGTATAATATATACTTGATTAGAAATATAGTGCGATGAGTCAGTTCAAAGGATACATCAAAAATGTCCCTAAATTGAATAATGAAAAGAATATAGATGAATCCGCCAGAGATACAACTATTTCGAAGCATACCTATCGTGAAAACAAAGTAAACAGAATTGTAAATGTGGATAACCGAGTGAAATATGTTGACAATGGTTCGGCCTGGGATCATAGAATTGAACCAGATGGAGTAGAACATTATACGGCAGATCACCGAAATATTTATTATAAGCGTGCAAAAAATCAATTCGAGGACCGGTTAATCCCGCATCAAATGTTTACCAAAAAGACCCAACGCCCGGATCATTCCAGAGGATTGAAATCAGAAAAACAGTTGTATCCGCAACGATCTATGGAATATTATCGTAAAGACGGTATGGCCATATCACCGGCATACAACTATAAAAAGTTCGACACTTCGGGTGGGGCTAAAATGCCAGTCCAGCGTAGTATAGGTATTTCCAGGGATGATTACAAAGATTCGGTGGATTGTTGCGCAAATACTCGCCAAAAAACCTATCATCCTGGCGTCGAATTCAATTCATCAGTCGAACATCCTCCGCACAGTTCCAAAAATGTTGTAGTTAACGACGGCAATGCTTTTGTGGCCTATGGATACAAACCAGTAAACACCACATTCTTCAACAAATAAGTTAAAAATACGTATAACTAGTACTATATAACTAGTACTATATACCTGGTTAAGACAAGTAGATACTATCTAAATATGGCTGACGATATGCATAAGATTGATTTAGGCGAATCCAAAGACATCGCTACGGAATCCCATGGCGATAAGAAAAACAAATACAAACTCGGGGTAATGATTGTATTAACTGGATTGTTTTTCATAGTAGAATTGGTTGTAGGAATTTATACCAGATCCCTGGCGCTGGTATCAGATGCGTTTCATATGCTATCAGATATTGTGGCGCTTTCACTTGGAATGTATGCTTTGATCGCCAAAACCAAAAAACCGACAATCCGGGAAACCTTTGGAAATAACCGATTGGAAATTGTGGTATCTTTGATAAATGCCAGTTCATTGGTGGCGTTATGTAGTTTTATTATACTGGAAGCGATTGAGAGATTCACGGATGTAGAAGAAATCCGAGAACCGTATGTCTTACTGATCGTTGGAGGTATCGGTTTATTGATTAATTTACTTGGATTGGCACTATTTCACTCCGGAGATTCGGCGCACTCACACTCTCACTCGCACGCACACGCAGAGGATGTAAACGGTGGACATTCACATAATATCAAGGCTGTAATGGCACATATTCTAGCGGATGCTCTAGGATCTATTGCAGTGATTATCAGTTCATGTATTATTGCATTCACTGACTGGGAATATCGTTTTTACGTAGATCCTGCACTTAGTTTGATCGTAGTTGTGCTAATTTTAGTAAATGTTATCCCTGTCTTAAGAAATAGTGTGTATATTTTGTTGCAACATGCCCCGACATTTGTAGATATTTCCAAATTGCTAGGAGATTTGGGCAGAATAAATGATATTTTAGAGATGCATCACCTGCACATCTATTCACAAACTCCGGATATTGTAGTGGCTACCATTCATGTCACTTTACAAAACTTTGGCAATTTCGAAGAGGTGTCTAAACAAATCAAAGAAATTTTCCACAATCATAATATCCATAATGTGACTATTCAGCCAGAAACTGGAAATGTTGCTAATTATTTATCACAGGATACATACAACCCTGATGGAGATTCCTGCAAATTACTTTGCGATAATGTGTGTGAAAAGAAAAAGTGTTGTTGACGGTGTTGTTGACGCTGTTGTTGACGGTGTTGTTGACCAACGTCGTCGTAAATATAAATATATTTACGTATACGTATATACGTATATATACGTACTAGGGCTGTCTAGTGATGATTTCCATTAAAACCAAGGTAGCCAAGAAAAAGCCTAAAAAGGGCGGTGATATCACCGACACTATTGAGAATGTCCATAATACAAAACTCAAACAAATTGAAGAGAATAATGAATTAATAAAGGAAATGAATGAAACTATCAAAACATTAAAAGAAGAACTTATTTATATCAGTCAAAATGATCGAGTAAAACGGAATAATATCATTGAAACTATTGCAGAATTGACCAAGAAAATCAAAGAAATGCAGAAATTCGAGATAGATTACCATATGAATTCGATGCATGTTCTTAGAGAGTATTACAATCCATTGAGCGATTCATCGTATAGTGATTATTCTAGCGAGGAAGAACCACAGGAACAAGACGATGATGGAAAAGTCACTGTACAAAGTTTCATCGATAAAGTGAATGATAACAATACCTATTTATACAAAAAGTATTTACATTCTATTGGCGAGGATATAAACGATCCGGATCAGTACAATGATATTACATCACATCTAGAATGTATTAATTGCAAGGGTGTATATTTGGAAGATGAACAGGCTAATAATCTCAGATTTTGCAGAAAGTGCGGATATTCCGAACAAGTGTTGGAAAATACTTTGAGAAATATCGATTATACCCATCTGGATCAACTCAATCTCATTTCCGGCGCAGATGCGCCATCATCCAGTAATAATATGCTGGAAAAACAATCCACTACCATCACCAAATTGGATTATAAACACATCGTGCATCTCAACAATTGGTTCAAGCAGCTACAGGGAAAAGATAATTCCAATATCCCGGATGAAATTTATGAATGCCTTAAAAAAGAATTGGCCAAATTAAGAATCGATCCTAAACGGAATCCTAAAAAGGTTACTAAAAAGATAGTGAAACAAATCCTCAAGGATAACAATTACAATCTATACTATAAATTTATCCCGTCTATCATAGCAACCATTAAAGGGACAAATAAATGTAATATTGAATTTAGTCAAGACGTTATTGAAAAAATCCGGGCGATGTTACTTAAAACCCTCGAGCCCTATTTCGAAAAATTTAAACCAAAAGATAGATCCAATTATTACAATTTCTCGTTTTTCATCATCAAATGCCTAGAAATTTTACACGAATGGGGCGATATTACCTCAAAACAACTTCGAGTATATAAAGAAAATATCCCACAACTAACATGCAGAGATAAACTTAAAATCCAGAATGATTCTTGGATAAAACTGGTGAAATATCTTGGATGGCCGGCGATTAGTAGTTGCTGATCTAGAAGAGATCAAAACCTACACTTAACGTCATCCCAAACGCACAATAGACAAATTGATCCGTCTAGTAGCTATATTTACCACTATATTAATGTTAAAATAATCCAATGTGTGAAATACGTCACGAGAACAAAAAGTCCGAATATTTTTTGAAACCATTACATAATCATTGTCTATATAACATAACATACGTCTGGTATGGTTAAAGCTAGTGTCATCATGTGAGATTTCAGATACGCCGTAAATATCATCCGAGTAGACCTCATCGATACTATCCCGCAAAATTTCGCAAGGATAGGCCAAGAAGGTTTGGGTGCACATTAATAAGATTACCAAAATATTATGCTGATATGTATCGTGTTGGGACATATATTCGAACAACTCTTTCACACTAGTAACCATTTCCATATTCACATAAATAGACATCCTGGGGAAATCTTTCAGGAATTGCTGATAAATTTCGTTAGATGTGATGTCTTTATATACAGTATAATCATCTTCAGTTTTCTCTTCTAATACAGCATCTTCTGTAAATGTGATATCAGTGTCTATGGATACTAGATCTAGATCAAGCGCACCTTTTACATATCTTTCTAGAGATGTGTTGTAAAATATGTACTCTGACGTTCTAGTAAATGTTTCAGTCATATATAACTAAATTATATATAAATAAAAGAGTGAAATTTACTCTAGTTTGGTCAGTCGTTTGTAGAGCATAAATATCGGAGTCACGTCATCACAAACTACCATTTTACCAGTAGTCTTTCCGGCAGATTTCAGTATAGTATTCTTTTGTTGCGTATGAAGGTTTTTGTAAATCTCTTCATCTTTCGCATTAATAATCACATATTCCATATCATTTAAATTAAATTCATCCGTCACGTTAAAACTTAAACACGCTTTACTCATATGTATATATATATCTTAGTATGTCTTAGTATATGTTAGTATATGTTAGTAAATTTAGCTATATTTTTCAGTCTTTCATCAAAGCATATATAGATTGTTTGAGTGATTGTTGTACACTTGACTTGTGCACGGATTGAGAGTCGTTGTATTGTGGTCCTCTTTCCCTAACATTTCTCAATCTATTCATAAATCGTTGAACATTAACAGGAATATGTTCAAATTCATTACCACCAATATAAAAATCTATTAAGTTCCTTAATTCACAAATTTCCGGAGGCAGTGTTTGCAAGTTGTTACTCGATACACTCAAATACGTTAAACTTTTCAAAGCGCCAATTTCCGGAGGAAGTGTTTTCAAGTTATTACCGTTGGCATACAAATCCCTTAAATTAGTCAAAGCGCTAATTTCAGGAGGTAGCGTTTGCAACTTGTTACCGGAGGCATACAAATCTGTTAAACTTTTCAAAGCTCCGATTTCAGCAGGAAGTGTTTGCAATTTATTAGAGTGGACACTCAAAAGCGTTAAATTTTTCAAAGAACCAATTTCCGGAGGAAGTGTTTGC